CCACCCGAGGCTCCTAAGCCAGACATCGAGATTCCCGGCCGGGGCCCAGCAAGGCATATCCCGGTAATGATTACATTCAAGACCCGGAACTACCGCAGCACCGAGAATGACAAAGCTGTTAGGCTGGGTATCCGGCAGGCTACCGACCGGCAGCGCGCGTACGTCCCGGAGATAGTCAATGGCATGTCGGTTGACGTCGTGGCCAAGGGTAATAAGGCGATCAAGAGCGCATTTGCTAACTGGACGACTAATACCTATCAGGCTCCGCCCGGCCGGAACCTAGACATTCAGGGCCACATGAATATCCGGCCGGATATGATCCTGGCCAATAATGCCAGGGAGATACTCAATACCCAACTTGATTCTAATTGGTGGGTCCCGGTCGATAGGAGCCCGGATGTCACGTTGGCTGACGCAGTCATTGCGCACGAGATAGGCCACGGTGTTCATGGCTGGCTTCACGTTAACCATCTTCTCCATGTTAGCTGGGACACGCGGACTACCGAGCCTGACCAAATGGAATTCTGGAATGGCTTTGCCGACGCGGCCGGGATTAAGCGGCCGGAAGTCCGAGGCCCGTCAGCCCGCTCGCTGGAATGGGCCCAGGGAGCGTATGGCCGGGCATATGCGGACAGGCCAGAGGTAATCCGGGCCAGCCAGGACTATATGGATATTGATCAGTGGTTTAGTTCGCACCGAGCTGCGCTCAAGCGGAACATCTCAACATATGGTACCAAGAAGAACATTCGTGAGATGCTCGCGGAGCTTTGGTGCGAGTATACATTGGCGCCCCAGCCGAGGCCGCTAGCCAAATACTATGGTGATTGGGTAATGAGCCATTACAACGCAGCGCACCAAGGAGCGGTAGCATGACGACCGAGTTCAAGCCAGGGACACCAGCGCTACAAATGCCGGACGGCTCCAAGGTGGAAGTGGCCGGCCAAATGGCATCGGACTCCATTTGGAATGACGAGACTCCGGAAGATCAGCAAAAGAAGCAGCGCCAAGCCTCGTTGACGAGAATAGCCAGAGCAAGGGTGAAGAATGCAAGACCCGCGTGACCGCACGGTAACGCTCCCGCCCGGCGTCCCGGACCTGACGTTGGGCTGGGAGGCTATTCATTGGGCATCCAAATACCTCCGGCAGCCTGACGGCCCAAAGGCCGGCCAGCGCTGGGAGTTTATCGAGAGCCAAGTGCGCTTCCTCCTTTGGTGGTATTCCCTGGAGCCTGACGGCCGGTGGACTTATTACCATGGCGTGCGCCGATTCGCCAAAGGAGCGGGGAAGTCTCCATTTGCGGCCGTCCTCTCGCTAATTGAGCTACTCGCGCCGGTACGCCTCAAGCGATTTGACCCGAAAGCTATTGGCGGCTGTATTGGGAGGCCGGTCGGGATGCCTCTCGTCCAGATCGCAGCTACCTCGCACGACCAGGCGAATGTCAATACCATGCGAATGGTCCGGGCTCTCCTGCCCGAGAAGAGCCGGATCAAGAATGACTACTCGATTGAGACGGGCAAGACCATATTCCACATTCCCGGAGGCGGGCAGCTAATGGTCGTGACTTCTAGCCCGACCACCGAGGAAGGCGCGCTGGTAACATTCGCCATATTGGACCAGACTGAGAGCTTCTATCCGACTAACGGTGGTATTGCGCTCGCGGAGGTGATGGACCGGAACGTGGGCAAGTCCGGGAGCCGCATGCTAGAGACCAGTAATGCCTGGGAGCCTGGCAAGTCCTCCGTTGCTGAGAATACATTTGAGGCTTGGTGCGCGCAGGAGGAAGGCCGTCTGCGCGGGAAAGGGCAGATTCTGTATGACTCCCGAATGGCCCCGGCTGATACCGACTTTGAGGATATGGATTCGCTCCGTCGCGGAGTCGCTGAGGCGTATGGCGACGCATATTGGGTTGATGTCGAGGACATTGTCCAAAACCGTGTCCTGTCTCCGCGAACGCCTCTTGACGTATCAAAACGCTATTACCTCAATTGGCCAGAAGCTGCAGAGGATGCCTGGGTCCTTCCGCAGCAATGGGCCAAGATGGCCCAGCCCAGCTTCTTCATGGCGGATGGAGCCGCCATTGTACTTGGCTTTGACGGCTCCCGCGTCAATGACGCCACAGCGCTGATCGGATGCGAGATTGAATCCGGCTTTGTCTTCACAATTGGCGTCTGGGAGACGACAGATGCTAAGGGCAATATGCTTCCGATCCCGGTGATGGAAGTTGAGGCCGCTCTCGACAATGCGTTTGAGCGCTGGGACGTATGGGCATACTTTGCGGACGTCAAAGAATGGGAAGAGTCCACCAAGGTTAGCTGGCGAGAGAAGTACATGGAAATTGTCAGGCTCTGGTCGGTTCCCGGAGGCCGCGACCCGCAGCCTATAGCCTGGGATATGCGCTCGCATGTAGGAGAGTTCACCCAGGCAGCCGAAATGGTAAGCCAAGAGATAGTTGAGGGTAGCTTCCAGCACGATGGAGACTCCCGGCTGGGCCGGCATGTAGTGAATGCTCGCCGGGCTCCGAACCGATGGGGCATTTCAATATCCAAAGAGGCGCCAAAGTCTCCGCGCAAGATTGATGCGGCTGTAGCAATGGTAATCGCCCGGCACGCCCGGAGGCTTGTGCTGGGAAGTAAGGAATGGTCGGAACGCAAAACGGCTAGCAAGGCCGGAAAGGTTTGGAGCTTCTCGTGATGGCATTTAACCCCAAAGAGCTACGGGACCTGGCCGGGAAATGGACCACTGGCGGCTCCCTAGCCGACGCAATGAAAGCCCATGCTGATGGAATGGGCTCTACCCGTTCCACTTCGGCCGGGCATCTTCGGGCTGCGGCCGAGCATGTCCGGGCCGGTCGCCATGACGCAGCGCAGAAGAGCCTGGCGGAAGCGCGCAGGACATATGTTGGTGGCGGCACTAAGATTGCCGGCCGTCCGACTACAAAGCAGAGAATGTCTGCTTACAAGCTGGCTATTGAGAATGACCGTACTGGCGGCTCTCCGGGTCCTTCCGAGCGGGAGGCCGCATTCAGGTCGATGGCGCGCGGCCAAGGCCGAGGCAAATCATATGGCCGCGCCAAGCAGCCTTCTGATGAAGCCAGAGCATTTATGGCGGCCCAATGGTCGGCTGCGGCCGCTCCTCACGTCGTGTCGCCATCCATCCGGCATACAGCGGGCGGGCGACAGCGGGCAGCGCCCGGAACGCCAAAGCCATCAGTGCCAGCATCACTTCCGCCCGAAATGACTCCATCCCAACGTACCGCTTTCAGGAATTACAGAGTACAGGGCTATTCGGCGGCACAGGCTAGCGTAATGGCTCGCCAGGGAGGTGGTGGCGGAGCCAATCCTGCTCCTGGTGCTACCGGAATGGGTGCTAAAGCCGCATCGCGGCAAATGGCGGCCTCGCGCGGAAGGCAAACAAGATCACAGAGTGGTGCTACTGGTGGCGGAGGCGCGAGCCCGACTGGCCGCAGTGAGCCTCCGGTCCCTAAGCCAAACAATGCGGCTGCGAGGCGAGGACTACAGAGAGCCGGCCAAGCGGAGTCGGCCCGGCTGGAGAAGGCCGCGATTGCGAACATTAACGCCCAGCAAGCCCAAATGCTGGCCCAGACGCATAATGAACATGCGGATAACCGGGCCAAGCAAAATGCCCGTACCGGCCTCAGCTACATGCAAGCGGTAGCGCGGAAGGATTCGGTGAATCACCATACCAGGCAAATGAACGGCCTCCGGAAGAGACTCAATGCAGCCGGGTATACGCCACAGTACAGCAAGGCTGGCCGGATCATTAGGTTGACAAAGGGCTGACATGAATAGGGTCAATGACTGGGTGGAGCGGGAAGCTCGCAACTACCGTGGTGAGTGGACTACCGGAGGTAGCGCGGAGTCCGGGCTGCGTGCCGTAGCGGGAGGCCGGCAGAAAGTCCAGACGCCTACCCAGTTCATGCATCCGGATACCGGCATCCCTATGGGCAAGTCGGAAATTGGCGACACATTTGAGCATCTCTTCCGGACGCGCGGAGCCGCGATGCTCCGGGAGAAATATGGCGGCCCGTATATCATGATTGCTGGTAGCGGGAACGTTACTGGCAAAGGCCGCACCTCCCGGACTACCGCTCTCGATTTCAAAATTGACGAGACGCATGGCGGAGAGCTGAAGACTCTCAACGTCAATGCGGCTAATCAGAAGACAGCAATCAAAAAGGAAGAGCAAGACCGCAAGAATGCGGCCGTGGCCGAGGCCGGGCTGAAGCCACTCCTGATCGTCCAGGTCGTGGATATGCGGACCCGGACGGTTCACGTGTACGCATATCCCGCATTTTCCAGCAAGGCAGTTTCCCGGATGGACCACTTGGGGAGCTACCAATTTTCAGCAAGGGACTTCCGAAATGCGCAAACCCAGACCGGACATTGGCAGCAGCGGGTCACCAGGGCAGAGTCCTATGGACGACCAGGAACCCCAAGACCAACAGTCGGATGACGGGGAGGCCGAGGAAGGCGACACCATCATCGAGTTGCGCAATGGCGTCCCGTACATATACGAGAAAGGCCCAGGGAGAGTTAAGAGCAAATGATAATTCCGCCTGACCAGGTCGCAACTATCGCCGGCCAAATTCTCACTATGAGAAACGCCGAGCAAATGCGGCTCCGCAAGATCGGCAAATATGTGGACGGGAAGCATGACCCTCCATATGCCCCCAAAGGAGTCAACGCGGAGTACCGCTGGATCATGAAGCGGTCCCATCGCAATTTCCTCCCGCTCATTGTCGCAGTCGTAAGCCAGAACCTCCATGTGGACGGCTACAAGCGCTCCGGGGAGACTACTGCTGACACGGCCGGTCCCGAGGCCCCCAATTCGGAATGGGAAGCCTTCCGGGCTAATCGCATGATTAGCCGGCAGCACGGAGTCCATCGCTCGGTGATCAAATACGGGACCGCTTATGTCGTGGTCCTGCCCGGCCAAATGGCAGCCGAGGAAGAGCAGCAGAGCAATTCCATCGCAGTGATCCGGCCGGTATCGCCCCGGAGGATGACAGCTATGTACGCTGACCCGGTTGATGATGAATGGCCGCAGCTAGCAATTGAAGAGCGGGTCGTGGCGGACTCTACCGCTCCGGGCAAGCAGCGCCGCATTGTCTCGGTTTATGACGAGTCCTCCCGGTATATCCTGACTGGCTCCGTCCAGGCTGACGCGACCGACCTGGAATTGGCCGAGGATGATAACCCATTCCTTAATGGACAGCCAGCCGTCTCTTCCCACGACTTGGGTGTTTGCCCGGTTGTGCGCTTCCTTCATGAAGCCGACCTGGATGGCGACTCCGATTGCGTGGGCGAGGTAGAGCCGCTCATCCCGCTACAGGACCAGATCAACTTCTCTACCTTCAATGGGATGATTACCGAGCAATTCGCGGCCTTCCGGCAGAGGTGGGTTACCGGGATGTCACCAATTGACGAGGAAGGCCGGGATGCCCAGCCGTTCCGGCCGGGCGTGGATAGAGTCTGGGTCGGAGAGGACGCCAATACCCACTTTGGTGAGTTCAGCGAGACCAGCCTCCAGTCCTACCTGGACGCGCGGGAGGCTGGCATTCGTCATATGTCGACAATCAGCCAGGTTCCGCCATATCACCTCCTGGGCCAAATTGCTAACCTGAGCGCGGAGGCTCTGGCGGCCGCACGCGATGGCTTGGACCGGAAGATTGAAGAGCTACAGAGCTTCAATACCGATCCGTGGCGCAATGTCTTCCGGCTCTCCGCAAAGGCCGGTGGCGACGATAGCGGCTGGAAAGATTTGAATGGCGTAGTGGTCTGGCGCGATACCTCCGCGCGGGCATTTGCCGCTACCATCGATGGGCTGACTAAGGTCGCCCAAATGCTGGGCGTCCCGGTGGAAGAGCTTTGGAAGCGCATTCCCGGTGTCACGGCCGACGATGTTCAGTCCTGGCTACTCGCCAAACAGCGAGAGGACGCGCAGCAAGTCATTCAGCAAGCTGTCACGGCCGCTCAGCAGCAACAGCAACAGGCCCAGCAGCAAATGGCGGCAACCAGTCAATTCCCGGCTCCGCCATCGCCTCCGGGAGCCGCACCGCCCGGAGGTGGAGGTGGCCCGGCTGGGGCTCTCCCGCCCGGAGGACCACCCTCAGGGCCGGCTGCAGCCGCCCAGAAGCTCCTAGCTAGCCCACCGCCCGGAGGCGGGACGTGAGCACTGCCGCTACGGAGCCCGGAGCGCCACTCTCAGGCCAGGAGAGCCCTACCCCAGTACCTCTGGGTGGGTCCGCTCCCTACGCGGCTCCTGTGCCCGTTCCGGCCGTTCTCACGGCACCCCACGTTCCGGGCCTCCCGCTGGGCCGGTCGGCCGGGCTAGCAGCGTTGGCGTATGCCTACCGGAAGCGCCAAATGTCCATAGCGGCGCAATCCCAAACTGCCCTAGACAATCTATGGCAGTCGCAAATTGACCCGTCCAGGTTTGCTGAAAGCTGGAGCCGGGTCCGTCCAGTTATGTTTGGAGTCATATCGAGACATTACGGTGCCGCTGCGGCGGATGCGGCTTCTTTCTACCAGAACGCGCGGGTAATGGCGGGTCCTGGTTATTTGTCAGTCCCTGGAGTTGATTTGGACCCGGCCTATGCGCAGCGGGTGATGAATAGTATGTCGGCCGGGACATTCTTCCACCAAGTCAAACAGGTCGATAGCCAGGAGGCATCTAGCATTGCCAACCGGGCTCTCCAAGGAGCCGGAACCCGGTTGGTGCTACAAGGCAGCAGAGACACCGTTACGAAAGCAGCAATTGCCGATCCGGACGCGAGAGGATGGGAGCGGGTAATTGAGCCCGGCTCGTGCGGCTTTTGCTCTATGCTCGCCGGTCGTGGAGGCGTCTATACCTCGGCCACAGTTCAATTCCGGGCTCATGATCATTGCCGCTGCCTCGCGGAGCCGGTCTGGGAAGGCAAAGGCAATAATCAGGACCTATCCAAGCAATGGGCTGAAGTGACCCGAGGCAAGCATGGCGCAGCGGCGCGAGCGGCCTGGAATAAACATTGGGAGTCGCAATGACGTTTAACCCAAACCTCCATCCTCGTGCCGGTGGCGGGCGATTCGGACAGGCCAATAACCCCAAGGCCATTGCGGCTACCGCTACTGCCAAGAATCAGCTATTGACGCGAGCCAAGCAGGACCGGACCCGGATTGCGGCATTGCAGGCTGAGGCCAAAACATTGCGCGCTAACCTCCAGGCTTTGCTACATCCGGCTACGCCAAAATCCCATACCACCAAGACCACTAAGAAAGTGGCTGGTAAGTCGGGAGCCTCCGGCAAGGTCAAGAAGAAGCAAACGACAAAGACCGTCAAGAGAACAACCGGAACTGCTACCAGGACTCCGAACACTGTAGCGGGCATTCGGTCCCGGCTCGTGCTGATAACCGGAACCATTCACGCGCTCCAGCAAGATGCTGCCAAATGCGATCAGCTAGCCAGCCAGATGTGAGGTCAAAATGGTCGATATCAGCCAGAAGGGTAGAAAGAATCTACAGAAGAAGGGGCAGGCTATGCCGGCCTCTTCCAAGAATGAAAGTGATGCGCCTCGCTTCCCAATCGGAGGCCGTGGCCCCGGTCCCGGTACGCTGGCTGCCGCTATCAGCGCAGTCGGCCGGGCTCGCCCAAATACTCCGGCAGAGCGTGCTAAGGTCAGGCGCTACATCATTCGGGTAGCGGCCAGTAAGGGATGGTCATCCGACATTCCCGATAATTGGAATTCCGACGGAACTCTCAAGTCAGGAGGGTCATGAGAGATCCTCGTTGGAATAGCCCGGAATACCAGCGTCTTCCTCTCCGGACTTATGACACGAAACAGAAGGCTTCCGCTGCGGCATCGGCCCGGAGTAGGATAGGGAGGAAATGTTCAGAGGAAACTAAACAAAGGATGCGGGATTCCCAAAGAGCACGCAGGGAGAGGGAAAGGAAGACATAGTGGTAGCAAAGAGTTTGGTCGGACGAACATTCACCTACAATCATGGAGAGGGGTTGGGATTCGGAGAGCATCACGCCGGCAAGCCGCTCATCGCTGAGATGCGGGATATGGACCTTCCATCTGGCGCCAAGGTGACACTATTCGCCATTGACGAGGATTCAAAGGACCCGGTCATCCAGTGGGAGGATAGCACCGGACAGGGCCGTCTCACGACGGTTGGCGAGGACTTCTTCAATCACTTCTTTGTGGCGGTGTAACGATGCCAGCTCTCTCCGCAGGCCAGCTATTCCAGTACGCAGAGCAGCAAGCACTCAATGCGGTATTCCTCAAGACCCAGAGCCCAGCGGCGGCCTCCGTCTATCAGGCTCTCAGTTCAGCCGCTACCTCCGGAGCGCTCCAGTCCACGGCCACGACAATGGCCGATGCCTCCATTTCGGAATTCGCCACAGCCTCCGGTTACGCGCGCCAGGCAATGGCGGTGGTCGCAGCTACCTCCGCGAGCCCGAGCCTCATCTACAATTCAGGCGCATTGACGTGGGGTCCTTTCACGTCGGCTCCCGGTACCGCTAACTGGGCTGTTACCTGCACAGCCGTATCCGGAACGTCCGCAAACACCATTGCGGCATTCCTACTCGCCACAGCCCGGACTCCGCTGACCGGAGACAGCCTACAGGCCGCAGCCGGGACGGGCTCTGCGGGAGTCGGCTTCATCGCCCAGGTCTAATGGCAACCTGGCAGCTCGGTATCGCGGTGCCGGACCTATTGGTGCCGCGAATGTACCCATGCTCGGCCATCATTGATCAATTCGGATCAATATGCGGCGCGACTCCCACCTCAATGTACCGGAGGCTTTGCCTGGAGGAAACACATACCAGCGATATCTGGCTCTGCCCTATTCACGCCGCGATGACCGTCTCCCAGATGACAATATGTAAGCTATGCGCGCAGCGCGGAGGTATCAACCTGGTCACGATTATCCGGCTAACGGAGCCGGTGAGGTTGCTATGACGCTACAGGCTAAGCTCCAGGAAATGACCGACCTGGATAATGCCTGGCTAAAACGGCATAGGGTCCTCCGGCAAAATACTCAGGTCTATGGCTGGGAGCCTTACCCTCCCGCTGAGTTTGTTAGGCTTCTGTATATCGCCATGGCCCGGAATCAGGGACCGTTTATTGACTTGGGTTGCGGCATCGGCACTAAGGTGCTATTGGCCGAGGCTATTGGCCTGAAGGCTTTGGGCGTGGAGCTATTCCCGGCCTACGCGGCTGAGGCAAAACGGCTGGGTGCGAATGTCGTGCGCTGGGACTTGCGTGACGGGCCTCCGGACCCGACCATTCGCAAATGCGGCATCGTCTATATCAATCATCCATTCCGGGATACCGTGGCCGAGGATATTCTGGAATTGAGAGTCCAGGAGGTAATGGCTCCCGGAGCCGTCCTCATTACCGTCAACAATATTAGGACCGAGCCAGAGGACTGGGATGTTATCTGCCGGCCTCCTTGGTCCGATCCGGAAAAGATCAGATTCGATTGGGTGGCCCAAAAGCCAGGAGGAAACAATGCAGCAGAAGCCATTCGCGCATACAGCGACCGGGCCGGCAACCGGGCCGGTTGACGCGGGAGCCGGGAACACGACGGGCGGACTTGTCCTGAAGGTGAATTCCGCAGCAGCGGATTGCGTCGTGGCTCTGGAGACGAGTCCTGACAATACAACCTGGACCGAGCAGGCTCGCGTGACCGGGCCCAATTGGGCCTACGCTGCCTCCAATCATGCACGCCGGTATGTCCGGTCGAATGTCATTAACCTCGGTACCGGAGGCGGGCCACTTTCGACAGTGGTTACCGGCTCATAGGAGTCAAAATGGCAGCAGGGCGCGAGACGCCGGGAAGTGCCGGCAGCACCGAGCGGCTTATGCGTTATTGGGCCGAGGGTGAGGGAGCCGCCAAAGTGCGCTGGGGTGAGCCGGGCGACTTTGACCGGTGCGTTACTCATTTGGGCAAGTATGTAGGCCCGGCAATTGTCAAGGGCCTTTGCTCAAATCTCCATAAGCGTGCTACTGGCGCGAGGCCGGGTCATGCGCCCGGAGTGGAAGAGTCCGAATTCCAAGCAAAACACGGGCACGGTTAGCCGGGCTTTACTTGCGCCGTTCGCCCAGGGTATTATCCGGGCTAACTGACGGGAGATCAGAAATGTCCGAACCTGCGCCAGAGCCCGGACCCGGAACGGGAGCGGGCGACATACCGATCGCCGAAATGGCGGGAATGGGAAATGGCGAAACGCCAGACCCGGAGGATGACGACGCGCAGGGTCTGCTCGGCTCTATGATGGATCAAGACCCAGAAGAGCTTCAGCGTCAACTGGATCATTGGAAAGGCCAGGCTAGGAAATGGGAAGGCCGGGCCTCTCAGAACAAGGATGCGGCTGCACGCCTGAAGGAGATAGAGGACGCCAACAAGACCGAGTTGGAAAAGGCACAGGAAGCACTAGCGGAAGCCATAAGCCAACGGGACAATGCTACTTGGCAGCACAACCGGGTAATGGCGGCCGCAGCTTTCGATCTCCCGACTGAATTGGTCGAGCATCTTGGCAGTGGAACGCCGGAAGAAATTGCCGAGCGAGCCGAGTTGTTCTCTACCATCATTAACAATCGCGCGCAGCAGCTGGCGGATGATCAAATGAGCCGGAACGGCTATGTTCCCAGTAGCGGCATGCGTCCCGTTGAATCAATGCGACCGGGCTCTGCCCCGGTCCAGGGCGGAACGCCCATTACCGCTGACGACTGGTTCCGTCAAATGCTTTCTACCCCCGATCAATAGCGCGCGGGCCTCCGCTTGCGCGGAGAGGTTAGACAATGACTGGTACGTACAACTCGCTCATTCAGCGTTCAGCCTCCGGGCCGGATGCGCTCATCCCGGAGCCTTTGGCTACCGCGATCATTCAGGATGCGCCAAAGTCCAGCGCCGCGCTCTCGCTCATGCAGCGGACGGTCATGAGCACAAAGACCAACCGGATGCCCGTCCTGGACGTGCTGCCAATCGCCTATTGGGTTGGTGGCGATACCGGGATCAAGCAGACTAGCCAGATGGCCTGGAAGAACATTGTCCTGGTGGCCGAGGAATTGGCCGTGATTGTTCCAATTCCTGAGAACTACCTGGACGATGCTGACGTGCCGCTCTGGGCCCAGGTCCAGCCGAGGCTCGCGGAGGCCGTCGGCAACCTCATCGACAATGCCGTGCTCTGGGGCGTGAACAAGCCAGCCACCTGGGGTGAGTCGGTATTCACCGGGGCTGGTAAGTCTCTCCAGCAAAGGGTGGAAGGGACCGGCGTTGACGTCGGCCAGGACGTAGCTGCGCTGGCCACGGTAATGGCCACTTCCGGGTACAACGTGAATGGGTTCGCGTCAATGCCCGGAATGCGCTGGCGGCTGGTCGGCCTCCGCTCTGCGCAAGGCGTCCCGATCTATGAGCCGGATATGCAGGACGGGAACGGCGGGAGCCTGTACGGATACCCGCTCCAGGAAGTGGACAACGGCTCCTGGGACGCGACAAAGGCGACTGTCCTGATGGGCGACTTCTCCAAGGCGATCATCGCCATGCGCCAGGACATTACCTACAAGACCTTTACCGAGGGTGTCATTTCGGATGACACCGGGAAGGTCATCCTGAACCTGATGCAGCAGGACGCCGTGGCGCTCCGACTGACAATGCGCCTCGCTTATGCGACGGTGAACCCTGTCGAGATCATCTACAAGGGCAACCAACTCCGTCGCTGGCCATTCGGCGCACTTCTGCCGGTCGGTGCTACTCCTGCCACCGCTGCCGACATCACCCAGGTCACGACCTATCCGGCCGGAGCTGGCGGCTGATGCCTTCAGCTACTGGTCTGCCGCCCCTGGCCTCTTCCTCGGATGTAGAGGCCAGGCTAGGCAGATCACTTAACCAAATTGAATCCGCGCGCGTGGACGCATTGCTCGCGGACGGCTCTGCGCACATCAGGCGCTATTGCGTCCGGGACTTTGCCCAAAAGGTGGATGACGTCCGGACCCTCAGAGCCCAGCGCGGAGTTATCAGGCTGCCGGAACGGCCGGTCCAGTCGGTCAGCAATGTCATCGCTATCGGCGGCGCAATAGGCGTTCCGGACATGAATGTATTCTGGTATGTCTTTGACGGCATTGATGAGCTGTCCGTCCCGGAGCCGCTTCAATCAGGCGTCATAAACCTCGCCCAAATCTGGTATGACCAGGACTGGTTTAGCAATACGTTCCGGGTCACCTATACGCATGGAGATACGGAGGTGCCGGATGACGTTGTGGCCGTCCTCGCCACGGCTACCATTTCAATGCTTGTGGCGCCTACCATGGTGGGCGGCCTCGCTAGCGAGACGATGGGTACATATTCCTATTCCATGCATAGGACGGCTGGAAGCGGAATGCTCGCAGAGCTGACCGTGGCCGGCCTCCCGTCGCTGGCGGAGTACCGGCCTAAGTATGGGACTATCCAGATCGGAATGACATGAGTCAATCCTGGCCGGATTTGCCGTATGGACAGACGGTCACATTGCTGCGCCGCGTCCCGGCCGGTCAGGATGATTTTGGCGATGACAAATACTCGGATGTCAGCGATGATATCTTCCCTTGCTCGGTCCAGCCCGGGTCTAGCTCCGAGGTTGTGTATGGAACGGAGCAATTGACTAGCGACATTGTCGTGTACGTTCTGGCCGGGACTGACGTAAGCTACCTGGACGCAATTGTTCATGACGGAGTCAAATACGAAATCCAGGGCCAGCCATTTGGAGGCATATCTCCCTGGACGGGCTCGCGGGCTCCCATTATGATCCGGGCTAACAAGGTGACGGGAGCCTCGGTGTAATGGCTGACTTCAAACCGGACCATCGCGGAATGGGCGAATTGCTCCGTTCTGATATGATGATGGCGGTCCTCCTCAAGCACGGGCTCCGTATCAAGGAAAAGGCCGAATTGACTGCGCCAGTAGGCAAGGAGCGCGACCCGCATTCGGGCCGGTATAAGGAAAGTTTCCATATCCGGTACAGCAAGCATGGAGGCGCGACAAAGGACCGGGCCGAGGTAATCGTATTCAATGACGCTCCGGAGGCCCAGTTTGTGGAATGGGGCCATCGCGGCCGGGAGTCCTACCATACGCTGCTCCGGGCTGCGGTTGAGAGTAGGCTGGCATGACAATCCCGGCCTTCCCTGATGCGGAAATGGCTCTGATGTACGTATTGGCTCAGGCCTTTACTGACGACGGCATTAGGTTTGTAACCGTTATGCCGGCCGGGGATTTGTCGCAGACCACGGTCAGGCTCTCCCGGATATCCGGAGCCGACCGGGGCCATTTCATGGACCACCCTATTAGTGACGTTGAGGT